GTAATTGCTCTAGCCTTTGCACGAGCATCTGCTTTACTCGAAGCACCCCATGCACGAAGCGATAATAATAATCTAGTAGGTTTGCCTTTAGCATCTCTTTCAGGTCCTTTCATGTTTCCCATTCTAGCTAAAAAACTTGCTCGTCTGGGATTGTCACCACTCTTAACTGGTGGCTTCAGTGTTCCACCTTTATAACTGGCACGACCCTTAGCATTTAATCCACCTTTAGGATTTTTCCCAGCTTTTCTTTGCCATGCAGGTGTCTTAGCCATATCGAACCTTTTTAACTATTAATGTGAGTGTAATACCATGTCATAGTATGTAGCAACATTTTTTTACCCCCCTTGTCATGTCAGGTCTATACTCACAGAGATGTTGCCTTGCACTAGCGACATACTCTTCTCGACTGGTTTGTACCCTGCTCTGTCAAGTATGTCCTTAGATGCCTCAAGCTGTACGTACTCAGACTTAGCACTTTGCGCTAAGTCAAGTACTCTTTTAGATGCAATCGTAGCATTGATACCTATACTCTGTCTTACCACTTGTTGCATATACTCTTGAACATGAGGCAATCGCAAAGTCTTACTGGCTGTCACTCTTCCTGCTTCACCGTCTGCATATCCAGCCTTTGCACTTGCCTCTTTGATACTGCAACCTAATGCTACGATAGTATCAACTAAGGACTTCTGTTTCTTGGTTAGCTTTATCTGATTTAACAAGAGAACCCCCCTTACCCCCCTTTTATGAACGAGCTAATTTCCAATGTCAAGGGTATTCTAGTTCTCTTGTTAAATCAGATACTTAGCTGTAGAAGTCCTTAGATGATACTGCTTGGACAAGCAGGGTTAAGAGTTGTTGTAGTTGTTTGATGGTAGCCGAATATTAGGTAAGACTTTTGCTTCCGTAGTCCTTCGATACAATTTGTAGACGTCTGGAATTTACAGTGTTTGTGCATTTCATTCTCTTTTGGTGTTCTGTGCCACTCTAAAGCTATGCCATAAAGGTCTGAGTCAAAACAAATGGACGTATCCCTAAAGGGACCCTCGTCAATTTGTTTGGACTCTCTTTTCGAGTTTCGCTAAAGCGAAACGCTTTTAGTATTAGACCTTCTTATGGCTTAGCAAGAGTGTCATATAACAACCAAAAGGAGAAAGAAAATGACAAGTACAAACACAGTAAATTACGCAGAAGTCTTAACAAATCATATCTCAGGTACTTCAGCGAAAAGTCTTACCCAATATTCTCAGAAGAGATTAGATGGTATGAAGAAATATATATTTATATCTAATATGGGTAATGTAGATAGAGCATATAATAAGATAGATGCTGAGTTGTCTGCTTGTAATGCTTATATGAAAGCCGCCGCTGAAGCAGATTTCGAGGCTGATGCAAAGGGTGGCTATGGTCAAGGATCTCAGGAGTTGATCGAGCAGTATGGTTTCCGTGGTGGAGTCAAAGATGTTACGATAATGATTCAGGATTTGATTGCTGTCCGTGATGTTCTTGAGCAGTTCTTCCATGCAAACAATGATGACTTTGAGCAGATGTTTGGTTCTAAGTTCAAGCCTAATTGGATTGGCAAAGATGCTGACACCCCAAAGTCATCAGAGCCACTTTCTTCCAAGGAGAAAGCTGAACTCAAAAAGAAATATCTTGGTGCATAAGCACCAAGATTATCTCTCACTCTTACGAGTGAGAGATATCTTTTTGATAATGAGGTGTTTATATATTACTAGTACAAACCTTCGAACCACTTCGTGATTCTCGGTTTGTTTTCTAGCCACTACAAACTAAGACGTAACAGATATACACGGAGGTTACATTATGTCTAAACTAAGTAAGTCAGTTGACAAAAATTGGTATTCGCATTGCGACAAAATGTTGCAAACAATAAAACAAAGTTTCAATATTATATACTATGGCAACACAGATAAAGTATGTCATGTTGACACAGTTACATCTTTGCAAGATGCTTGGAGAGTAATTAGTCAAGACAGATATGATATGCAATCGTTTCATGCCACATTCGGACACAGCCGAAAGAAACAAAACTACGAGGTGTGGCAAGATAATCAACTCGTAGTACAAGTAACGTATGATCGATAGGAGGTAACAATGAATCATATGACACAACTCGCAAGACTCGTAGACAAACAAGGTGACTATGCTTTCCCAATCAAAACATTGCCAATGGCAGGTTGCATCGACAATGATGGTGCAACAGACTTAGTCAAATGCAATGATCGTATGATGATTGTAAGAGCAGATACCAATGAATATCTTGGCAATCACTCTACATCATACAGACCAGTGACTCATGCACAAGTACTTGAGCCTATTGTTGATATAGCAGACAGCCTCAAAACACCATACATCACACAGATAAATATGTTAGACAATGGTGCTATGATGGACACAAAGATTATATTCAAAGAAATATGCTTTGATGATCCTGCTATGCAAGACTACATAGCATTTCAGATTACACTTCGTAACTCTTACAATGGTGTCTGGTCTGTTATGATACAAGCTGATGGCTTACGTTTGTGGTGCATGAATGGTTGCACAACACCTGATAAGATTGCGAACTACAGACAAAAACATAATGGTATATTCAATTACAACTTTGATCATATCAAACATTCTATCAACTTGTTTCGTGATAACGAGCCTCGCTTCCGTGAGTGGTACAGAACACCAGTTAGAGAAGAAGATGCAAATAATTTGTTTGCTGTGTTAACTTATACAACAAAGCCTACTATTGATGGCAAGTATCGTAACGAAACTCAGTATGCTAAACTGCAACAACACTGGGGTGATTATCAATACAACATTGGTAAGAACAAATGGGCTTTATACAATGCAGTAACACATTGGATATCTCACCCTGAAAATGTCAGTAGCACAAACAAAACTATTGTAGAACGTAACAATAAAATGTTAGGCTATATGAATAAACAAGACTCAATATTCAACTAATGGAGGTTACGTTGATAACTTATACTACAGCAGAACTAAAGATGTGCGAATCGTATGCACGGATCGCACACCCTTCCGATTACAAAAGTATGTTTGATCATATTTGTGAAGTGTCTAAACCATATGGTCATCTACACCCTGAAGTTTGGATAAACAAAATGACTGTCAAGACTACAAAGATTTGGGAGCAAAACCACCCTGATTTACAGATGTCAGATATCATTGAAGAAGTACTCAATGATAGCAGTATCAAACATTTAAACTTCAAGTAATCCCTTGTGGTTGTTAGGGTAGTAGCCAAGTATGTTCCTTTCCATACTTGGCTACGTCTAAACTATGAAAAACACAGTTAAATATCAGCACAAAGCATTGATTGATGCACTAGTAGAAACTCGAAAGAGCAGCAAACTTTCGCAGGAGAAACTTGCCTTGACAATAGGTGTTGATACAAAACTATTTGGTCAATGGGAACGTAAACTTGTTGAGCCAAAACTATTTAACTTGCTATGTTGGTGCGAAGCATTGCAGGTATATTTAACTATATCAAAAGATGATGGAGAGTTTTGATGCAAAAATTTATGACTATGCAAGAAGTTAAAAATGCTATTGATCCTAATATCAAAGATATGTTTACTAAAAAAGATTTAGTTATGATTGAAGTAAGTATGAAATTTTTATTAGAAAAATTTTATAATGAAGATAAAGATATAGGTACTGATACTCATACTAGATTAGTAAGTATAAAGGAAAAATGTAGAGATGCCCTCGAAAAGTAAAATCAAAGGTAATTATCATGAGAACTGGTTTGTAAAATTATTTAGTTCTTGGAAGTTGCCATGCAAAAAAGTTCCCCTCTCAGGTAGTCTGGGAGGAGAACATACTGGTGATCTAAAACTAACTATCAATGATAAAGAATATATTGTTGAAGTTAAGTACAGAGCAGTAGATAAATTTCCTAGTGTATTTAAAGTGTTACAAGGAAAAGATATTGCTTTGTATAAACGTAAAACTGGTGATCCAAGATGGGTTGCTGTAATACCTGACAAGATTATGGAGGATCTTATAAAATGATATGTGTGATATGTAAGAATGAAATAGAAAAACTTCGTACCAGTGATGGAGAAATATATTGGGATCAAGGCAATGATGCCATGCCAATAGCAGAAGGAAGATGCTGTGATAAATGCGATCAAGATATTGTATTGCCTCACAGATTAGCTGATGCCATGATAAACAAGGAGGTGTAACATGGGTAACGTCAAAAAACAAATGCAAGACTACTATGACCAAGTAGTATCAATCGAAGGCTTGGAACATCAGGTTGAGATTGCAGATGATGTGTCACAAGTAAAGCGATACATAAACTATGCAATGAAACCAAAGTTTCAAGGAGAAAAAGATATGTGTAATGACATTGCAGTAGAACTCTGGAATGAATACTGGAGCAACTACAATGAACCATCTCACTAATCAGTGGCAACCAAGCCAAGAAATCATGGACAAATACAAGGAGGTTAACCATGACAGAGAAGCAAAATACTTCAAACATTTCTACATTGCGAACCAATATCGAAGATCCGACTGGGATCAGGAGTATTGCAAATGGTGTGACAAACAACTTAGTCGCAAAAGAAATAATACAAAAGTACTCAGAGAAACCAAACAATCACACGAAGACAATTCGTTCTACTATCGAATCATTGCTGAACTGTCAGATAAATGAACGAGTCAACAATCAGTATATGTTTTTCAGATGGGATATGCCTTGCATATCTGATGTAGCTGATGCACTTGTTGCTCGTGAAGAGTCAGTGACACAGCTAATGCGATACTGTATGTCAGTAGCAGATCCAAAAGATATTGAGAAATGGATCGTAGAGGTTATGGTATGCACTACAAAGCAGTCATCACTCACAGAAAAAGACATGGCACTTAAAGCTCGTGTGTATGCAGGTAAGCTGTCACATATACCTGCGGACATACTCAAGTATGCTTGTGACCAAATATGTCTAAAGAGTAAGTTCTTCCCATCACTGGCAGAGATCTATGAGTTTGTTCAGCCAATGCTTTACTATCGTAAGTCATTGGTGGAGTCAGTGTCACAACAATTATTATCAGCAAAGGGAGTTTGATATGGAAGAAAGATTTGAAGATGTGCCAAAAGAAATATCTGATCGTGATAGATATGGCAAAGTAAAACTTACAAGTTACTATGACTATTATCAGTCTGTACTATTTATGGCAGACAGTAAAGACTTCCTGCAACCTGCAGGAATGACATCAGAGAATAGAAATTATATGTACAGAGGAACATCATAGTTCCTCTAAAAAATTTGGTCTAGTCTTTTGCAAAGACCAAATTATTTTAGATAAACTATTGATAATATTCAATAAATAGTGTATGCTGATAGCAAGAAATGGAGGTTGCGATGGCAGTAGAACTAAGACATTCTGCTCATGAAGAAAACTATATCAGAGGTTCTGATATGGTATCAATCATGACAGGTAAATGGAACGAACTTTACAAAATCAAGACAGGCAAGTTAGGTCGTGTAGATTTATCACACGAGTTTCATGTCTTGCTTGGTGTTGAAACAGAAAATTTCAATTTGATGTGGTCACAAAGAGCATTTGATTATGACTGGTCAGCACAGAAAAAATTTGAAATGTCGTATGGTAGCATACCATTTCAAGGTACAGTTGATGGCTTTGACAAAGAAAAGAATATGATTATCGAATGTAAACATACTCATGGCATGAATACTATGGAGAATATGATTAACTTCTATATGCCACAAGTACAGTTCTATCTTTACATATCGAAAGCAAAACAATGTTTGTTGTCTGTTATACTTGGCAACAAATATGATGCAGTCATTATTGATAGTAGCAAACAATATCAAGATGATATGCTTGATAAGATCAAAGCATTTTGGGAGTATGTCGTACACAAACAAGAACCTGAAGATGTATATCTCAGAACAAGTCAAACAATCAAAGATGCCATACCTATCAATGGTAAGACAAAACGAGATGTATCAAAGAGCAACAGTTTTACTGAAGCTACTAATGCTTACATGATGTTTGAAGAAACAGCTAAGAAATTTGAGAATGCAAAAAAGCTGCTCAAAGAAGAAATCAAGCCTGATGAGTCAGAAGTCTACAATGATGTTCTATCTATCAAGCGAGATAAACGAGGGTCAATTCGTATCACAAAGAAAAAGGGTGAGTAGACCCAACTCACCCTATAACCTATCTGTATAATGGAGGTTACACATGACAGATAATAAAAGTAATACCAAAAAGCCGACACCTAGTAAAGTACATAACTTAGCTAGTGCTATGCTTGAGTTCCAAAAACTATCGGTGACTGCCAAAAAAGATGGCAAGAACCCACACTTCAGAAGTAACTATTCAAAACTTGAGTCTGTTATTGAAGCAGTAAATCAAGGCAATCAGTTTGGTTTGTTCTTTACTCAAGAGATTGACTATGTATATGTCAGTCATAGAGATACAAAATCAGAACCAATAGTTGTTACTACTGTACGTCATGTTAATGATGATAATACATATGTATCTAAACTACCAATCATTTTGTCTGATGCAAATATGGAGAACCCACAAAAGGTTGGGTCAGCAGTTACATATGCAAAGAGATACACACTACAAGCTGTGTATGGTCTGCCATCAGAAGATGATGATGGTAACGAGGCAAGTAAGCCTACTGTAAATATATCTAAACCAATAGCTAAGGGAGATGATGACGATGGATTATGACACAGACAGAGGTAGTTTCTTCAAACCACGAGCAGATGAAAGTCTGCTTGTGCAAGGCAAACTAAATAGCAATGGCAACGAATATAGAATGGTTGTTGTCAAAGCATCACTACCTGATGGTGGTACTGCTCGTGACTTGTATGTCAAGGTCGGTACTTTATTTGAGAATGATAAATCTCAAAATGAGAAGTCACCTGATTTCAGTGGACCAATAGAACTTCCCAATCAAGAAAAAAGAAGATTAGCTTGTTGGAAAACTGTATCCAATGATGGCAATACAAAGTTCTTGTCTGCTCGTATTGGTGATAAGACACCACGAGTAGGTGAAGATACTGTCACAATTAACAATGATGACACGGAGGTAATCGATGAAATCCCATTCTAATTTTGAAGCAAAGGCTAGAACCCATGACCCTAAAACGTCATGGGAAGCCGCTGAAAAAGTTGACACAAATAGACTTGAGCAAGTTGTACTAAGAGCAATTATTGCACATGGAGATGGTGGTGCTACACATGATGAAGTATTTACCTATCTAGCTATGAGATTCAAAGATGCTTTTCGTGAGGGTAGCATTACACCAAGATATGCAACTCTTGAAAGAAAGGGATTGATTACTCGTAATGGCGATACAAGAAAAGGTCGTGCAGGTAGAAGTCAACTTGTAATGTATTCAACCAAGTAAAATAATGGAGGTTACTTTGGAAAAAAATAAAGTTCAATATACTACTGATTATAATATATTTAGTTATCTTGTAGGTAATAGAGATATAGTTAATAAGCATGTAAAAGATCTATCTGCTGAGATAGATGAAAGAGATTTAGAAATACCTATTATTGTCAATGAGAAGATGGAAGTATGTGATGGTCAACATAGACTTGAAGCATATAAAGCATTGGATAAGCCAGTACCATTTATAATCAAAGATGGCTTAGAGTTGACAGATATTAGAAAGTTAAACTCTGTTAATAGAAAGTGGACCATGCACGAATATATGATGTCGCACTTCAAGTTAGAAGTTCCTGATTATGTAAGTCTTGAATGGTTTGTTAGAACCTATGGCTTCAGTGTGTCAGACTCACTAGCTATGTTAAATGGCAAGGGATACACCAATACCCATGATATGAAAATGTTTAAAGAAGGCAAGTTTGTTATCCATGATTTAGAGAAAGCAAAAAAGACTGCTACCTGCATTGACTATGTTGGTGAATACTTTATTCATTATAGAAAGGTATCATTTATTCGTGCTATGATCTCTGTAATGAATGATCCAGTATTTGTTTGGAGTATCTTTGAAAATAAACTAAAGAACTTTTCATCTAAACTTACTAATCAGGGTAGTCGTAATGATTTCATTCTTAATATTGAGAAGTTATATAATTACAAGACCTCACCTGAAAAAAGAATAAGGCTAAAGATTTATGGTACTTAGTCGTAAATGGTATAGTAATTGCAAAATATTACTAATCAAGCTGATTTGCCACCTGATTAGCAGGAAGTAGTAAAAAAACTCTTGATTTAAGCCTCATACAGAGGGGGTAAAGACCCCCTCTAGTATGATTGTACCCTAGAATTACGTTGATTCACCCACACTTTTCATTTGCTCAAGAAGTCTTAATGCCCTATTTGGTACTTGTTTTGCCCACTTCGAGTCTGTCATTTCGTATGCAGCTTCAAACCAATCACGATTATCCACTGCTTTTTTCATTTTATGAAAGCGAGATAGTCTTGGTCTACCCA